CTGCTTACCCAGAAGAATCTTCAGCAATTGGAATACAATTATCTGCATTTACTGCATATGACGCAACTCCAGCATCAGAAAAAGTTAACTTTATCGCATTAAAAACTGCATTAGCAAACGGAGCAACAGCTTTCGCTACTAATGACGCAGTAACTATGCAATATCAACTACAACCAACTGATCAATTCAGAGGTGACTTTGAAGCAGGAAATGCTAAACCAAACTCTTGGAATGATTCAGGATCTAATGGAAACAGCGGATGTTGTCCTCCACAAGTAATTCCAGAAATCAACATTCAGATGAAATCATCTGCGATCGTTGCTAAAACTAGAAAACTTAAAGCAGTTTGGACTCCAGAATTTGCACAGGATTTAAATGCATACCATGCATTAGATGCTGAAGCTGAATTAACTTCAATTCTTAGTGAATACATATCTTTAGAAATCGATTTAGAGATCTTAAGTATGTTGATCGAAGGAGCGGCAGCTGGAACAGAAAACTGGTCAGCAGTTAACAACACGTCAATCAGTGCTGCAGGTGCAGTAAGTGATTTAGGATTTTACAATTCTCAAGGACAATGGTTCCAAACATTAGGAACTAAAATCCAAAAGTTAAGTAATATCATACACCAGAAAACTCTTAGAGGTGGTGCTAATTTCTTAGTATGTTCTCCAACAGTAGGTACTATTTTGGAAAGTATTCCAGGATTTGCTGCTGATACAGATGGTGACGCAGCTAAAGCTAGCTACGCATTCGGTGTACAAAAAGTAGGTTCAATTAATGGTAGATATAAAGTTTACAAAAACCCTTACATGACTGAAAACAAAATCCTTTTAGGATTTAGAGGTTCTCAGTTCTTGGAAAGTGGTGCTGTATTTGCTCCATATATTCCGTTAATTATGACTCCACTAGTATATGATCCAAACACTTTCACACCAAGAAAAGGATTATTAACTAGATACGCTAAGAAAATGGTAAGACCAGAATTTTATGGTACTATCAATATTTCAGGATTAAACTCTCTATAATAAGAGATTAAATCTTACTTAGTAAAATTAGCCCGAACTTTCGTTCGGGCTTTTTTTTTCAATATTTATAATAAAATACGTAATTATGAATGTACCAATTTATGATGGTTGTCCTATATGGAACGAAGATGCCGTGCCTTTCGGTTTTTATAACACTGACACTATATTCCAAACTGACGCATTAAAAGTCACTAAATTTTGTGCCTCAAGGTTAGGTTATCCTTTAGTAGATGTAGAACTACAATCAAGTTCTTTCTTTACTGCTTTTGAGGAAGCCGTAACCACATATGGTAACGAAATATATGCATATAAAATACGAGATAATCAATTGTCTCTTGAAGGGCTCACAACGGGTTCAAGCTTAAATCAAGCGCTTATAACACCGAGTTTTGAACCAATAGTAAGACTAACAGAACAGTATGGAGAAGAAGCAGGTAGTGGAGGTAACGTACCTTACTACTCAGGTTCATTTCATTTAACTGCAAGTATACAAGATTATTCATTTTCAACATTTATGTCAGGTAGCGGGTTAACTGGATCTGATTATGTGCATGGTTTAGAAGTTAAAAGAGTATTTTATCAACCTGCATTCCCTGCATCAGCAAGATATTTAGATCCATATAATGGGTTTGGATTTGGAGGAGCAGTAGCAGCGGGTATTGTTGGGTTTGGAGGATTTGGTCAAGGAATGGGTTATTTAATGGCTCCCCTAAATTATGACTTACAAGTAATACAACAAATAGAAATGAATGAAATGGTTAGAATGTCTAACTATTCATTTGAGGTTAAAAATGATAAATTAAGAATATTTCCTATACCAGACTATAATGGTTCTATTGTATCTGGTTCATCTTTACTAATAGGTAAAGAATTACAAATATCTAAAAGACCAACAGTAACCTTTAATGGTACAGTAACTTCATCATTATTAACTCTTGATACATCAACAGGAGTAGGTAAGGGTGCAACAGCAATAATGTATGGTACTACAGGAACAAATAACACTTATAACTTAAAAGTAGTAAACTCAGGAAGTGACTATAAAAATGGAGATGTTATTACAATTACACAGGCAGCAATAAATGCTTCATCTGCAGACATAACTAATGCTTCTAGTAATTTAGACATAAAACTAACAATGGGAGACATAACAGCTATATGTGGCGCAGGTCAAGTATGGTTTGAATATATTTTAAGGGATGAAAGGATAAGCAGCTCCGTTAAACAAACACCTACTAGGGTTACAAATGTATCAAACACACCATATGACAACCCCACTTATGAATTTATTAATTCCGTAGGTAGACAGTGGATATTTGAATACACTTTAGCACTATCTAAAGAAATGTTAGGGTATGTAAGAGGTAAATATAGTAGTATACCTATCCCTAATGCAGAAGTTAATTTAAATCAAGGTGATTTAATATCAGCAGCAACAACCGAAAAAACACAATTAATCGAAAGGTTAAGAACTTATCTTGATGAAACATCAAGGCAAGCATTATTAAACCGTAGGGCATCTGAAGCAGAATCTAAAATGATTGAGTTACAGCAAGTGCCTTATACAATTTGGATAGCTTAATATGGCAATGTTCACATCACAAAGAGATATGTCTCTGGTTAGAAAATTAAATCGCGAGTTAATGGGTAATATTATTACTCAACAAGCAGCGTTATATCAATTCCAGTTAGAAGAAACCAAAGTTAACATCTATGGTGAAGCTGCTGAAGAAAAATATTACAACGGTCCTTTCTTATTTAATGTTTTAATAAACAGGTCTAACCAAGAATATGGTGAGAATATAGAAGGTATTCAATTCAACCAACCAATTGAGTTTTACTTTTTAAGAGATGATTTAGTTGAAAAAGATGTGGTTCCAAGAGTAGGGGATATTATATTATATGAAGAAGGATATTATGGAGTACAAAGTACAGTAGCTAACCAATATTGGGGAGGTAAAAATCCAGATTATCCTAATAACGATACTGATGGTCAAGATAACCCATTAAATCCGAATTTAGAAAATTTCGGTAATAATTTATCAATATTAGTTTCTACTTACTACATACCAGCAGACAAAGTAGCTATTTCACCTTATCAAGAAAGATTCTAATGGCAAAACCAAGAAAACCAATACCAAAATCACAATTAACCCTAAGTGAAAAGCAACATACAGCTTTTAGGGGTAGAGAAGAACAAGGAATACAGACTAATCCTAATGACGCTGTAATTCCAAACAATCCTAACTATACAGAAACAGGTATACAGCATAATAGATCAGCTCAAATGAGCTTTAAAGATGATGATACTAAACAATTTTCAGTAGGAGTTAAGGATATTGATGAAGCTGTTTTTTTTTATTTCGAAAATAAAATTAAACCCTTTGTGTATCAAAATGGAGCTAGAAGAGAAGTACCAGTAATATATGGTGCCCCTGAAAGATGGAAATCTTTCCAACGTGATGGGTATTATAGAGATAAAAAGGGTGCTATTATGTTGCCTATTATTGTAATTAAAAGGGATTCAATTGCTAAAGATAGAACAGTAGCAAATAAATTAGATGCTAATATGCCCAACTTAACGGGTGTATTCTCAAAACAATTTAGTCAGAAAAACTTTTATAGTAATTTTGGAACATTAAATAACAGAAAACCAGTTGATACTTTTCATGTAGTAGCACAACCAGATTATGTTACTATTGAATACAGTTGTTTAGTTCAAACATATTACATGGAGCAGTTAAATAAAATAATAGAAGCATGTGAATATGGATCCGATGCATATTGGGGTAATCCTGAAAGATATATGTTTAGATCATTTATAGATAGTTTTAATACTGCTACTGAACTAACAATTAATAAAGATAGGTTGGTTACTGGAACATTTAATATTAGATTACGAGGATACTTAATCCCAGATACAATACAAAAGGATTTAGCATCAACTAAAAAATATAATTCCAAAGCAAAAGTTACAATAACTACTGAAACGGTTAGCGATGTAGAAGGAGCTGGTGTGCCAACTCAAAATCCTACCACAGATCATAGAAGTAGAGGTGAATTTTAACAAATAGTTCAATATTTATAATAAATTAAAAACCAAAAACATGGCTATTAAAAAGTTATCAGAAAAAGAGTTGCAAGTATTAAATGGCTTTCAATCTAGAAACAATGAAATTGTTACTCAAATTGGAGTTGCAGAACTAAGAATTGATGCCTTAGACAGGCAAAAAGAGGAATTATTAGAAAAATTTCAAATTCTACAAAAGGAACAAAAAGACTTTGGTACGAGTTTACAAGAAATTTATGGTGACGGTAATATCGACCTAGAAAAAGGAGAATTTACCGCAACAGAATAAATTTTTGAAATAATTTCTAATATTTATAATAAAACAATATTAAATATAATATAAGACAATGGCAGAAACATTAATATCTCCAGGTGTATTAGCAAGAGAAAATGATCAATCCTTTATTGGCGCAGCACCAATCTCATTTGGCGCAGCAATAGTTGGACCCGCAATACAAGGTCCAGTTGGAATTCCAACAGCGGTATCTTCATTCTCGCAATACGAAGCTATATTTGGGGGCCAAGTAGAAAGTGGCTCGCAATTTTACTCATACCTAAACTCGGCAGCAGCTCAAAATTATTTCTCCCAAGGTGGTGAATCATTACTAGTTACTAGAGTAGTTAGTGGATCAGCAGGATGGGCAGAAGCTTCATCTTCTATAGGAAATGGCATTCCACAAGCATTAGAAACACTTGATACTAATAGAAACGCAAGTGGTTCTGTTTTAGTAAATGGGATTTCTGGCGGATCAGCAGGTAGTTATTCTTTAGGTTCACCAACAGTTTCCCCAGCAGGAGGAACAGGTGCAGCAGGAACATTTACAATTACTGCAGATGGTGGAATAAATGCAGTAACAAGTATTGTATTTACAGCAGGTGCAGGATATTCTGTAGGTGATGTTTTAACCTTTCAAGGCTCACAAGCAACAGGAGGTTCAGGAACTTGTACAATAAAAATAACAACAGCCGACCTAGTTGCAGCATCAGCATTTGATTTAAAATCAATTTCTGAAGGTGCTATAATGAATAATTACCAATCAACACCAGATGGTGCTAATGGTACATTAACAGGTGGTACTAGAAATAACATTAGATGGGAAATAACATCTGCTAACACAGGATCTGGACAATTTTCATTATCCATTAGACGTGGTAGTGATACAAATTCTCAAAAAGCAGTATTAGAACAATATAATAATTTATCAATGGACCCAACAGCTGCAAATTATGTAGCAAAAGTTATTGGTAATACATTCTTTACAGTAGAACAAGATGGAGTTGATTATTTTGTAAAATCAAATGGTGATTATCCAAATAACAGTGCTTATGCATTTGTTAGCTCAGTAGGTTCTCCAACACCAAATTACTTTAATAATGATGGTAGTGCAAAATCTGCATTTTTTACATCAATACCAGTAGTAGGATCAGGATCATTTCAAGGAGGAGTAGGAACAAATGTAAATGTAAATAACTCACCTGTAAAGTTTAACGAAAACATTACAAACGGAAATATTCAAGGATTAAATGCAGCAGATTATACACAATCATTAAACTTACTATCAAATACAGATGCTTATAGTTTTAATGTAGTGTCTGCCCCAGGATTAATAAAATCCTTTGCATTACATTCACCAGTAGTAAATAAGTTAGTAACTTTAGCTGAAGGTAGAACAGATTGTATAGCAGTAGTTGATTTAGTTCCTTATAACAGTACAGTAAATACAGTAGTAACACAAGCCTCAGGGTTTGACAGTTCTTACGCAGCTACTTACTGGCCTTGGTTACAGTCAATTGACGCTAATGCCCAATACGTTTGGTCGCCAGCTTCTGTGTTTATACCGGGGGTATACGCATTTACTGATGCTTCATCGGACCCATGGTTCGCTCCAGCAGGTCTCGTTAGAGGCGCGTTAGGTAACGTAGTAAAAGCAGAAAGAAAATTAACATCAGGTAATAGAGATAATCTATATGAAGCAAATGTTAACCCAATAGCTACATTCCCAGGAAGTGGAGTTGTAGTATTTGGACAGAAAACACTACAGAAAAAAGCAAGTGCTCTAGATAGAGTAAATGTTCGTAGATTGTTAATTTCATTAAAATCATATATAGTACAAGTATCAGATAACTTAGTATTTGAACAAAATACAATAAGCACAAGAAACAATTTCTTATCACAAGTTAACCCATACTTAGAATCCGTACAACAAAGACAAGGTTTATACGCGTTTAAAGTTGTAATGGATGCTACAAATAACACACCAGATGTAATTGATAGAAATGAGCTAGTAGGTCAAATTTACTTACAACCAACCAAAACAGCTGAATTCATAATTTTAGATTTCAATGTTTTACCAACTGGAGCAACATTTCCATCATAAAAACAAAAGAAACAAATATTTATAATAAAATAAATAAAACAATAAAATGGCAGTATTAGACCCAAACGAAATATTTTTTACAGCTTTTGAGCCAAAACAAAAGAATAGATTTATCCTATATATAGATGGAATCCCTTCATACCAAATTAAAGGTATAGGAGCTGTAACATTATCACAAGGAACAGTAGCATTAAATCATATTAATGTTCAAAGGTTTGTAAAAGGTAAAACAACATGGAATCCAATTTCATTGACGTTATTTGACCCAATAACACCATCAGGTGCTCAAGCATGTATGGAATGGGTTAGATTGCATCACGAATCAGTAACAGGTAGAGACGGATATAGTGATTTCTATAAAAAAGATCTTACATTAAACGTATTAGGACCAGTAGGTGATATAGTATCGGAATGGATTATTAAAGGAGCAATTATAACATCAGCAGATTTCGGAGATTTTAACTGGGATACTGAAAATGCAGCTCAAGAAATATCTTTAGAAGTACAACCAGATTACTGTATTTTAAATTTCTAATAAAAATAACAACATTTTTTATAAAATAGGTTGGCTTCGGTCAACCTTTTTTGTATGTTACATATGTATTAACAAATAACGTTTTAATTAAATAAAGATTATATGAGTGATTTTAAATTCCCAACCGAAATGGTTGATTTACCCTCAAAAGGTATAGTATACCCAAAAGACAATCCCTTATCAAGTGGTCAGATAGAAATTAAATACATGACTGCTAGAGAAGAAGATATCTTAACCAACCAGTCTTACATTAAAAAAGGTATAGTATTAGATAAACTATTACAATCCTTAATTATTACTAAAGATATAAAAATTGATGATTTAATTGTAGGTGACAAAAACGCAGTATTTATTGTAGCTAGAGTTTTAGGTTATGGTAAAAATTATGATGTAA